TTTTACCAGATCAGCCTGTGTCAGATTTGCCTCCGTTCGTGAAGCGGCTTCGGTAGCGGCATTCCTAACAACAATGGATATCTGTCCGCCGGTGAGTTCGTAATACTCCGCCAGCGGTGCAATGTCCACTATTGCCGCACCTGGGATCGTCATCGGCAGATGCAGTTTCCAAAGCGATCCCCGTTCTGCCGCGCTTGGGATGGGAAAGTCCAGTTTCAGATGAAAACGACGGCTGAAGGCGGTATCCAGATTACTCTTTAAATTGGTGGTTGCAATCAATATCCCGCGGAGTTGTTCGAACGCCTCCAAAAACAGGTTCTGCAACGTGTTGTACATGATATCCACCGATGTATCGGTATTGCCCGTCCTGCGGGTTAAGAACTGATCAGCTTCATTCAAAAGCAGAACCGGCGGATTGTCCACACGTCTGACGATCCGCTCAAAGATGGTAAACATCCGCCTGACGTTCTTTTCGCTGTCACCGACCCATTTGGACTGAATCCTGCTAATATCCGTTACCAGAAGTTTCTTACCAAGGGCATTGGCAATGGCACCGGCAGCAAAGGTTTTTCCTGTTCCGGGATTCCCGTAAAACAGCATTAAGAGTCCCGGCTCCATCCGCTTTTTCGGTTTACCGATGACGTCCATACCACCGTCGTAAAGTCCCCAGCTGTTCAGGGTGGCGTCAACATTCTTTTCGTAACGATTCATGCCCGTGCGGATGGTTTTTTTCATCTCTGCCGGTAAAATCAATTCTTTGAAGGTCTGTCTGGGGTTCAGTAAGGTGAATAGGTCTTCGCCTTTTAGGATTTGGGTGAGGCGTTCTTCGTCGTTGATGGGTGTGCGCATGATGATGCGGCGCGTGATGTCGGGGGCAACCCGGATATCGCTGGCTTTGGTGCGGAAAAACACATTGTCCGACAGTTCAACCAAGCCGTTTTTCACCAGTTTTGAATCTATGGTAACATAATTGCGGTTGCGGTACATTTCATGCTGATCGCGGCTGACCAGTTTAATGATCTCGTCAGTGTCGGTATTCATTTCGCCTTCCATATCGTCCTTGACCAGATACATGAGGATGACGGCTTCATTGTCATCCAGCCTGTACTCATCGGTGATATCCATGAGCGGAAACGTTTCTGACGTACGCTCAAGGCGGTTGGTTATCTTGTCTTTCCATTCCATTGCCTGCAGCAGTTCGTTGGCAGGACCTTCATCCAGCGGTTTGCCGATGTTTCGGTCTTTAAAATCCCACCAGCTGAATTCCTTGAGCTGATCGATATAGGAAAACCAGTCTGTAATAAATTCTTTGTTGGTCTTATACGGTTTATCCCGATTGAGGCTGATATCTTCCGCCTCTGATAAAAGGACTCTGATAAACGACCGATGAAAGCTGATGTGCTCTTCTATCAGCGTATATTTATTATAATTGACATTGGTTTGGTCCTGCTTCCGTTTAAATGTTGATCGATGCCGTGTTCTGACCACCTTTTTACTGGAATAGAAAATATTCTTTTTTAACAGTTTAATGATCCTGTCCATCTCTTTCAGCTGCTTTGCAGGATCTGAAAACACCATTGATAACAGATCCAGCGGATCGTAACTGAATCGGCGGTCTATAAAATATTTATTCCAGGCGCAGGCAATGACCTTAATGTCATTTGCGTCAAGGTCAAACTGTTTCAGCTCCGGATAGGTTAACAGGCTTTTCGCTTTTCTATTTACCTCGGTTTTACTGAGGGTGAATTCTTCGGTTTCATCGAAACTTTTTCCAATCTCAAGCAACCGTTCGTGTATTTGTTGTGTATTTGACATATCTGACTCCATTTTCTACCCCGAATTTATAGGGGAGATAAGTCAGATCATGTCGTTATGGAAAAATTATTTTTAGGACGCAGATGAACGTTGATCGTCAGAATTTAGAATGTTTGATAATTTATTTGAAACTTGAGAATCTAGCTTATCTTTCAAAGATTTATAATTATCAAATTTTTCACGATATATAATTGGTAGTTTATGAACACTAATATTAATCTTTTTTTCTTCTTCTTTTGGATTAAAACTTGCAAACTCATCTTGTACTGTAAACTTTGCAATTTCATTTTCATAAGTGTCTTTATCCAGTATGTTAGTTGGATACAACAATACTATCTTTTTCACTTTATACCGAATGCCATAAGACACCATTTGATACATATCACTTTGGGAAACTCCTTTTTTATTATCATTCCCTTTTAGAACTTTATATTTTGTATCAATGATTAGGCGTTTATCACTTTTCTCTAAATAAATATCGGGAATCAACTTAAATGCTTTAGGTGAATATGAGAGATTTAATTCTTTCGATTTAATTTCCCAATTTTGTATATCGTCATTATTCATAGGATTTTCTCCAAAAAATCCCACAACAAAATCTTCAAATATCCTTTCCATAGGAAGCAGAAAAGCAAACACTTCAAATTCATCTTTGTATGAATAAACCATGCTATTGGATAAAAATAATTTACAGTAATCAAGCACCGCATTCAGTTCTTTATAAAATGGATTCAAATGCACTTTCTCACAATCATCGTATGTCATTTGAACATCTTCTACATCATCCAATAGAAAGACTATTTCATAAAGCAGTTTTTGACTCGCATCATTTTCCGTGTGGGACAAAAGCATTTTGGATACATATTTAATAATGCGGTTAAAACGATTATCAATATCAAATGTATCAAAATCGCAAGTGATTCGTTGCCAGTTGCCTGTGGTAATGTTGTTTTTGATATAACCATTTACATCTAACCGCCCTTTGATAAATTGATTATCTTGATTGATATCATGATAATTCTGAAATAAGACACGATTCAAGGCATCCCGGGTATATGTGGAAAACATTAAAATGAGTATTTCAAAGAAACTGTCAATTTTAATATTATCTAAATTTGAAAATGATTTTGGAAACTGAATCTTTTTATTATAACTCAACCAATACAGAATATGAAGATGGATATTTTGTATTTCTATCTTTTCTTTTTCTTTGGTGAAAAATATTTTAGGAAGGAGATTAATTTCTGTATTGTCATATCGAATGACTCCCACATAATTTCGGGGAGAAAATTCGGTGCTTCTGAATCGAATGAACCGTTGTTTAGAATTATCCGTTTCAAGTTCATCAATTTCTTCACTATACCAGTTTTCTGTTTTGGGACGATCTTTCCAAATTTTATCTAAATAGGATTCGAAATCCCCATTCTTTTTCAGGTTTTCGGGAAGTGGTTTTTCCCAAGTGTATTCGAAAAGATTATGAGTTGGCATTTTGATCATCACTTACTTTTGTTCATCATTCCCATCTTTAGGCTTTTCAATATACTCTCCAATACATCTTAAAACATCATTTTCATTAACTTCAGTTATCACGATTCCCTTTAATAGTTTTTCTACATTTTCCCTATTTCCCATAAAATATTCATTAAGCAAAGGAATAACCCTATTATTAAAAATATCCTCAAGGTCTTTTTCATTCTCATCCATAAAATAAGAATGCCCTATCAACAAATTTGGACTTTTCTTTTCTTTGAGGATTTGTTTGTTTAACTCTTTGAATACTTTTTTTAAAGTTTTATCATCAACCAAATTTTCTTTCGGAAACAATCCTTTAAATTCAAACCGTCGTCGTAAAGCCACATCAAGCAATGCTAACGATTTATCTGCCGTATTCATGGTTCCCATAATGATTAAATTAGCCGGGACGCCAAATTTCTTCCCATTTGGTAGAGTGAGAATAAGCTGATGTTTACCGCCAATTCGTTTATCACCTTCAATGAGGGTAATGAGTTCTCCAAATACTCGTGAAATATTGGCTCTGTTGATTTCATCTATAATGAGGACGACTTTGCTTGTTTCATCATCAAATATGTAATCATCGTCTTTATAACCACTACATTTATTAAGAAACCAATCTTCACGAGACTTGATTTTCTTATCTTCTTCGGTTTCTATATCCCATTTTTTATCATCTTTTCTTGCCAACTCCAATGCTTTTGCACAGGCCTTGATGAAAATGCCCGGTTTCCACTGAAAGTGTAATCCACGACTTTCATCGTTTTCTGTATCGGTTTCCGGACGCAATCCACCGACAAATTCTTCATAGGAGTAATTTTGGTGGAAAGTGACAAAATGAATAAGGTTTTTGTTTAATCCTTCATTGAATGTTTCAGTATTTGATTTATGAAATTTTTTTTCTTTATCGGGTGAATATTGATCTTTGTCTGCATCAACATTGATTATATCATCAACATTGGTAACCTTAAATTGTGTTTGATTGTTGCCAATTATCCCAGCTGAAATATCAACCGTTTTATAGGTTTTACCCGTTCCTGGTGGTCCGTAAAGGATGAAATTGGAAGGTGTGTTTTCCAGTTCCTTTTGTTTTTTTTCTTCTTCCGGTTGTTCAAATGGTTCGTAAATACTATCTCCATTTGATTTTCCAAACCAACTCTGAATTTTACTCTCCCATTTAGTTAATAAATCATTGAATATCTCATTTACATTCTCATTATTTGTGATTTTTTTTCCTTCTAAATTTTCGTCTTTATACTTGCTTTTGCCTGTCTTCTTAAATTTTATATCAACGTTTTTTTGCTCCAATTCTTTCTTACCTGCTTTCCCGATGCGAACAGCTAGAATATAATCATTAAAATGCCTTCTCTCGCGGAACTCAAATCTAATGTGGTTTTTTCTATTTTCTGTCGTTATGCTGTCAGGATAAATTTGAAAAAAACTTGATATTTTTTTACTACTTTTGTTGAAAGAATCAAAGCCTAACCCTTTTTGTTTTGCTAAATCTTCAAACATTTTGATTTGTTCATTTGAGAATTCTAAACCTTTTTCAGAATGCCATTGTATAAACTGATCAATCTGTAAATTTAACTGAATATTATTTTGTTTTTTACCAGTTTCTGAAATGTTATCATTAATTATTTCAACATCCAAATCATTCCTGAAATATTCCTTGTATATTTTTTTAAAATCTGTATAATTATCTTGAATGTTTGAAGGATATTCAGCCTTTTTAATTCCATAGAATTCTTTAATAAAATTTTCGACTTTTGTATTATAAATATAACCCTCTTTATCAAGGGTATAGAAGCCAAATACTTCACTACCGATTTTATTAATGTGGGGTGTGTTTTTTATTTGTTTTTCTGTTTGTGCTAAGTCCCTATTGTTTATAGCAATAAATAATTGAAAAACAAGAAATATACCATCTCCTTGATTGATGCATCTTTTGTTCGCTCCTTGAGCAGATTTAGTTGAATTAACGTCTAAAGTATCTACAATAACATCAATTATATTACTTGTTCCAGTTTTATCATCTATCAACTCACCATAATATTTTTTACTTTGATCTAAAAAGTGTTCTACTTCTGTTGTTTCACCTTTTTTACCTGAAGGAATATCTGCAATCCATTTATCTAAAACACCGTCAGATATTTCAGACACTTCCTTTAACTTCTTTTTATTATAACTCCACCATTCACTTTTTTGTTCTTTTGAGCTCCATGCAGTTTGTTGTTTTTGTAAATCTATCATAAGATTTTTTAATACACCCAATCCAATTTTCTGTTTTTCAAAAGCCATCCAGTATATATGGGATGGAGTTTTGTATTTTAATAGCTCTTTTTGCTCATCACTAAGAGAATTGAAGTGGTTTACAATTTTAGGTATATTTTCCTTAATTTTTTTATAGTATCCTAATTGGAGTTTAAAAAATTCATTACGATTATCTTTTCTTTCCTTGTCCCAAATTTTAAACATTTGAATAAGTTTTGTTTTTTTGTCTTCTCGCATTTTACTTTCTCCTTTTTAAACCTGTGGTCCGCATTCATCTGCGTCCCCTTAAATCCCAAGTTCAATATCTCCGGGCGCTTTAACACCTTCAAATATAGTTGTAATCTTGTTTCCAAGTATATTATAAACCTCCAGTGACATATGTTCTTTTTTTGATAAAGAATCGGTTACCTAATGGGAAATTCGCTAAAGGCAATTGTGCGAATCCTAATGGTAGGCCTAAGGCACCTGAGGTTGAAGAACTTAGACAGGCTTTAAGGATAGCCCGCAAGAAGAATGGTAATAAGGGTTTTCTTCTACACTTTGTAGAGCGGGCATATAAGAACGATAAGGTTGCTGTTGCTTTGGCAAAGAAAATCATACCGGATAAGATCGCCGCAGATATTAAGGGCGAGGGATTCGGTGATAAGAGTTTAATTATATTCGTAAATGGAAACAATACTGAAGCAAAAAGATTCTTTAAGAGGATCACAGGTAAAGAAGTTTGAGCCGTTTCAAGAGAAGTTTTTATATTCTGTTAAACGGTATCCGGCTTTTATTGCAGGTTGGGGAACTGGTAAGACCTTAACTGCATTAAGCAGGGCCTGTGCTTTAACTGATAATATCCCGAATAATTTAGGCCTTATTGTCAGGAAAGAGTTTGTAGATCTTCGGGATTCCACGATTAAAGATTTTATGCAATATACCGGTAGATCTCTAGATACAAATAAAGAGGTGGTTTGTCCTAACGGCTCGGTGATTATGTTTCGGCACGGCGACGAACTGAATAATTTAAAGAATATAAATTTAGGTTGGTTTATGATTGAACAGGCAGAAGAATTTGCAACAGATGATCAGTTTCAGTTTCTAAGAGGTCGTACAAGAAGGGCTAATGTTCCTTTTCATACCGGTTTTGTTATTGGTAATACGAACGGCCATAATTGGATTTGGCGGCTATGGAAGAATAATCCTTCTGCCGGATACCCTCTAGCTGAGGCTACAACATTTGATAATGCTCATAATCTGCCTAAAGATTTTATTGAGGATCTTAAAAGTATGGAGAAGGAAAGTCCTCATCATTACGCAAGATATGTTATGAACTCTTGGGAAGATTTTGAGGAAGCAGATACTTTGGTTCCTTACGAATATATCCAGACAGCGCTTGATAGAGGTTTTGTACCCAATACGGATCCGGCCGGAAGTGTAATGGCCTGTGATGTTGCCCGGTTCGGAGATAGCGAAACTGTTATTACCAAGTTGGATCGGTGCGGTGAGAACTACTGGAAGCAGACCTATCAAGAGGCTTATTCACATAAAGACTTAATGCACACCGTTGGTAAGATTATGCACCTATACAAACAATTAAACCCTGACTATGTAGTGATTGATGATGTAGGCGTTGGGGGCGGTGTTTCAGATAGATTAAAAGAGCAGGGGATTCCAGTAACGAGATTTATTGGTGGTGCAAAAGCAATCAGGGATGGGTTTCTAAATAAGAGAACAGAGGAATATTGGAAATTAAGAGAGTTACTGCGTGAAGGCCGGATAGAGTTAATCAACAACGAGAAGTTATTAACACAATTATCCACAATCAAATATTACTTCAAATCTAACGGCAAGAAAGGCATTGAATCAAAGGATGAAATAAGAAAGAGAGGCGTAGTTTCTCCGGATCGCGCTGATGCTCTGATGATGGCGATAACTGTAATTAGTCTAGTCCCTGAACCAAAGAAGCAACCTACCGAAGCAGAGATATTTTGGGATGGTGTTAGGGCGGATATGGCGCGTATTAAGGCAGATAAGGATTTAGATAATGAAGAGGCAGAGAGGCTTCTGTAAAGGAGAGATTTTATGTTTAATAAGAAATGTAAAACCTGTGAGGCATTAAAGGAGCAGAACAGCTATCTAAAAAAAATAATTGACCGGTTATTAGCTAAGAGTGGAATGGCGCCAATCACAGAAACCCCGCCGATTACAGCAGAAGAGGACGATAAATTTGAGAAGATAGTTGAAGGCGGCGGCCAGGTATTTGGAGATTAAAAGGAGTAAATTATGGCAGATGAAACTACTGTAATTATCCCGTCAGAAAAAGATACGATCGATATGGTAAGGCAGACTGTTGAGAAGTTACAGAAGGCTAGATCTCAGTTTGAGAGGGGTTGGCTTACTGATATTGCGTTTCTTTATGGCAAACAGTATTTTTCAGTAGAGAAGAGGCCTTTGAGTGGCCTTGATGAGCGTATTCATTGGGAGTTAAAGAATCTGGAACGCAAAAAGAAATCCCGCCGGACTGCGAATTATATCCTGCCGTTATTCAGATCTTTATTGGCGCGTATGTTAATGATGAAGGCTCATATCAATATCGAGCCGAATACGAACACCGAGAGGGATATAGCCGCCGCAAGAGTATCGCAGGAAGTATTAGAAAACTTTTGGCAGTCTGTTAATAAGAATAACTCAGTATTGTGTCAGGACTACGTTTCAATGCTTGGGATTTTAGAGAAGTTATTTTCTTATATGTTGACTGTCGGTTGTGGCTATCTAAAACCTTACTTCAATAAGAATACAACTACTAAAACATTTTTGAGCGACGAGGTTGTAGAGGCAGAAATTGGAGAGGTTGAGGTAGAGGTAGATCATCCATTCAATATATTTCCCGATCCATTAAAAAAATCCTTAATCCAAAAGAAGGTATTATCTATTGAGGATATTGAAGCCAATTATGGTGTTGAGGTGGAGGCAGAGGATATTGGTCTGACAGATGTTGAACGGCAATTGCTTAGCCTGTTGGAAGGCCAGTCTGAAGAGAGGTACGAAAATGCCTCTGAAGTTTATAACTATTATAGCCTGCCGAACAAGAAATATCCTGATGGCAGATGGGTAGTAAGTACCAAAAGTAAGTTGATTTTAGATGAGGTTCTGCCGGAAGAATACAAAGGCAGGATTCCATTCTTTAAATTTAATTATTTGGATTTTATGCTTGCTCCTTATCCTCAGGGTATGGTTGAGCAGTTAATTTCTTTGCAGGAAGAGTATAATTTTACGATTTCAAGATTGGCAGAGTATAAAAAGTGGTTTGCCGGTAAGATAAAAGCGCCTATCAATTGCAAATTGCAAACTAAATATGATGATCAGGTAGGCCAAATCATTAAATACGATCCTTCGTTTGGTGAACCTAAGTTTGAAACTCCGCCTTCTCCGCCGACGTTTTTAACGCAGGAGATAAACAGGATACGAAGGGATATGGAAGATGCGGCCGGAGTCCACGATACCTCATTAGGTCGGATTCCTGATCAGGCAAAATCAGGTGTAGCTATTGAAAATTTATCCGATTTAGATAATTCTCAATTAGCGCCGATTTTGATTAGGACTGAGCAACAGTTAGCTTTTTTTAGTGAAATGGTTTTGGATATTGTTGAGAAGAGATATGTAGAGCCGAGAATATTGGGTATTACCGGAGAGAATTTAGGGCCGGAAGTCAAGACTTTCTTGGGTGAGAATGTTCAGGGTAACCGCCGAATCAAGATTAGTTTGGGTTCTGGTATGCCTTCTTCAAAGACTGAAAGGCAAAAGTTCATTATGGAGTTGGCAGGAAAGCAATTTATCACCAAACAAAAGGCTATGGAGTTAATGGAGTTTGGGGATTTAGAGGGTATTTATCATTCAGCAGATGAGGCCTCAGCAAAATCCGAGAATCAAGAAATGCTTAAAGGTGGAAGTTGGCCACAACCACAGCAATTTGAAGATCATACTACCCATCTAAAAGTATTACAGGATTTTATGAAGTCAAAGCAATTCAGGCTTTTACCAGAAGAGTTAAGAAATGCCTTTTTAGCACATCAGGAAGGACATCAGGAGTTTTTAAGAGTGGAAATGGACGCCGCAAGGCAGATGGAACAAGGACAAACACAAGGAGGTAGATAATGCCGGCAGAGAGCAAGGCACAGCAAATTGCTATGGCAATTGCAGAACATAATCCGAGCAAACTATACAAGCGCAATAGAGGTTTATTGAATATGCCTAAGGCGCAATTGCGCGATTACTCTACAACAAAACAGAAGGGATTACCTTATAGGGTAGTTTCAAAGGCGGTTGATAGAGCCAAAAGATGAAAGACCTGATTGCAAGATTTGTAATGAGGTTTATCAAAGCAATTAAGTTGCCTGAGGTATGGAGATTCAAGATTCTCTATTGGGGTTATAGATTACTTTCTCCGGTACATACCCGTAATGCCGAGTGGGATTTTGTACTTAATTATTTACCGCCTCTTAAAGATGGCCAAAGGGTGAATGTTTTAGATGTAGGATCTACCGGAAGTTTACTGCTCTTTATCATAGCAAAGCGTGGGTATGATGTTACCGGTGCGGATATTAGGCCTTATGAAGAGAGATTATTACCTAATATGAGTTTCTTTAATTGCGGCATAAACGATATTCCACTTCTAGATGGCACAATGGATTATATAACCGTTGTATCAGTAATTGCACATTTGGGTACTAGTGAATACGGCTCTGAGGAATACATAAGCGGAGATCAAAAAGCGATTAAGAAATTTGCAAAATTGCTTAAGCAAGGCAGGAAGCTACTTATTACTACACCGACGGATATTTTTATTAGAAGGTATTGGGGGAAGGCTTGCAAATTTAGGGGATACTCGTATTTGCAATTTAAAGAATTAGTAGAGGATTATTTTGATATTCAGGAATGTATAGAACGTAAAGGTCAATTATTGGCCTGTTGTGTAAGGAGATAAAAAATGGCAGAGATTAGACGAATTGAAAAAGGCCCGCAAGACGGGGAATACAAAGGCAAAGGAGATATTTTTATTGTTCCGCCTGAATTGGTGCCGGAAGGTATAACAGAAGGGGAACCTATAAAGCTAACTATTGAAGGTGTTGCTTCGCCAAAGGATGAAAGTGGACTTGCTATTGAGATTGAAAAATTGTCTTTTGATAAGAGCAACAGTAGAGCCGATCCTCTTCAGGAGAAAATTGAGGAAGGCCTTAATATACAGTTGGATATTAAAAGGGGTTAAAAACATTTTTCCGACCAAGCGGGAAGCAGTCGGATTAACTGAAAGGAGCAAATGATGGATAAGGTAGAGAAGCAGGTTGAAGAAACCTTAGAGAAAGAAACTAAGGAAACTCCGCCAACCGAAGAAGAAACTAAAGGAGCGGAGAAGGAAACGCCCGAAGAGTCTGAATTTGATTTGGGAGATGACCGCAAGGTTAAAAAATCTCAGGTCTTAGATTGGGAAAAGGGTTACCTGCGACAAGAAGACTACACAAAAAAAACTCAGGAACTTACTCAGCAACGCGAGGAACTCAAGGAATTGGTTGAGTATGCCGGATTCCTAAAAAAGAATCCTAAGATAGCAGAGGCGGTGATAGGCCTCACCGAGAAAGGTGTTGAGAATCCTGAAATGGTAGTAAAGGTTCTTGAAGTAATATCGGGCAAGATTGAAAAAGCTAAGGAAGAGATCGAAGAGGAGATAGAAGGTTTAGATCCTGACGATCCTATGGCTAAAATGCTTAAGAAAACTCTCAAGTCGATTAATGCCTTAGACAAAAAGGTTGATTCAATAGAGCGAGGTAATATCCGTACAAGAGAGGAAAACTCCGCTAAAGAAGAAAACGTATTGGTGGAGAAAGCCCATAAAGTCCTTACAGGAACAATGGGCGAGATAACTAAGTCGTATGAGTTTATCAGCGACAAAGAAAAGAACATTTGGCAGGGATTGGTTCTTTCTTATCTGAAAGATCACCCGAAGAATTACAAGGACGAGCAGGATTTTGTAGATACCATTAAAAAAACCGGCGAAACTTATTACAAGGCCTTAAAGGACTTAGGGGAAGAGAAACTTAAGAAATATCTTAAGTCGAAAGAAAAACCGGCATCGGCAGGGCCGGGCGCAACAGGTTCACCCTTGAGTAAGAAACCTGATATGGACAATCTTCAGGATATTCTTGAAGAGGAACTTAATAAAATAGACAAAGGAGAGTGAATTTAGATGGCTTTGACAATTACCAATATTAGTGCGGTACTAAAAAAGATTATTGTACCGGCTATTCAATCGCAACTTCCAAAGGAGAGCGTACTTTTTGACAAAATCAAAAGGAACGCCGGAGTAACCATCTCCAATAATCAAATCTATATCGCCGCAAGAACCGGCAGACATTCTGGTATCTACACCGTTGCTGAAGGCACGGAGCCAAGAAGCGGAAAATCAACCTATGCGAATCCCTACACCTCAGTAAAGTATGCTTTCGGAACTCTGGAATTGACCGATCAAGCAATTGAGGCGGCCGCAAATGGCGATAAGAAAGCAATTGCCTCTATTCTCTCAGAAGAGATAAAGGCATTGAAGGACGACATTCGCAAAGATATTAACCGCCAGTTCTTCAGTTATGGCGATGGCGTTCTTTGTTTAGCAAATGGAACGGGTGCAACAAGCACGGCTTTGTTAGTTGATAATCCGGGCAACCGTTACATAGTACCAGATGGTTATATCACCTTAGATACAGGAACCGCAGTACAGGTTTCTTCCACAGCAGATACTACCGGTGTAACCTTAGAAACTGAATCAACTTGGTCTGACAACGCAAAGGTAAGAAAAGAAAACGCAGACGAGATGATGGGTTTATCCGGGTTAATAGACGACGGAGATTATGTTAGTATCATTCAGAACATAACCCGTTCGAGTAGTGATTGGGCAAACGCTCAAACAGAAGATACTGCCGCAACTCTGACTGAAGCACAAATGATAGATCTATACCTAAAGTGTTTAGAGTATGGTAAACCTGATGTTTGCTTTATGGGGCCAAAGGGATTCTCTAAATATGGCCAGTTATTAACTTCTATGAAGAACACCGCAAACCTCAAGGAGATCTTATCAGGTGGTTGGAAAGGCTTAGAGTTTATGGGTGGCGATTGTGGAGTAATGCTTGACTACGATTGTCCCGAAATGTCGCAAGCA